TATAATACTCTATTATGAATATTGAATAATCTTATATTACCATCCCAAATTTTCATCCTATAAGCAGGCATGAATCTATAGCCCGGGACTTGAAATGTAAAATAATCACACAATTCTTGTGCTACACTAGCTTCACAGGCAACCTTAAGATATACTTCATCCTTCTTCGAGATTTCAATTGTTTCAATGGCCTTCTGTAAAACGTTTCCAGTCGATTGCATTTTTAATTAAATATCCTCTAGTGGATAATCCCTTCACTATAGATTCAAGGTAGTTAACTTTTTCTTCTTGTAGTGCGAGTAGTTTCTTAGATTCTATTACATTCTCATCTGCATCTATATATTCTTGTACATCTGCCTTGAGTAATTTATATTGAAATGGTTCCCAATCTGCGGCTTCTAATTCTTCTGCAGTCATTTTTCCACTATAATAATCTCTTTTTCTTTTAATGAGACTTGAAAATAGAAATTTTATTTCCTTGAATTTTAATTTTTCGTTGGAATAAAGTATTAAATACTTGTTGTGTAATTGTGGAATTTTAACCGATTCTTTTGACAATTCAGTCTCATCAATCGGGCAATCACTAGTCCATAATTTTTGTATTTCTTCAAACTTCATAATCTTTCATTAATTATTCAATAAATTTTTAATAGTATATTCTGTATAGTTAAAACTGATAGTTGCAACTTGATATACTGGATCTGTTGTAGTACTATCAAATGGTATTGCTGATAATGTGGTGGGGAAAATATCTTTGAAATGTATTTCCATTGTAGGATTCATAGAACTACTTAAAATAGTTAATACTGCGGAAGTGTATTTATTTTCATCACCAATCATCCATTCATATATTTCTTGCCAATTTTTCAAATATTCATCAATCAAAAAAGTTACATCAAGTGCCTCATAAGTTATAATACCAGTATGACGAGAAAAATTTTGAAGTTGAGGTGTCGCGATTACAGCAGCTTCTAATGTTACACCTGGTAAACTAACAGTCTGAATGAAAAAGGAAGTGTTTGGTAAAGCACTAACATCAAATTTAAATTGGACATCAGCCAAAGGATTAATATTTGTAGGTTGTTCTGTTAGGCTTGTCATATATCCTTTTTATCGAGGAAGTGTAAATTTTCTGTAAATGCGTTATCTGTTTCATAACCACCATAATTCACCCAATAAAATTCTATATTAGGATACCATTTAAAAACTTTATAAAGTTGATCTGACCACTTGTTATGTACATCTAACCATCCTTTTTTACTATCTTTACTAAAGTAGTGCTTGGTATCAGCATAAAGGCTATCATATTTATCATTTTTATGATCGAACCCTAATAAATAAACTTTCTTTGGGCCATTCATCCATCCATCTGATCGACAAGGACGTTTCCATTCATTACATGCAACATATACAGCAGAAGTTCCAGTAGACCATCCCAAAGTTTTAGGACCCATATTTTTAATTTTATGTTCCATCTCTTTAGGAACCCAGATAATATAACTTTGAGATTGTGCTACTCCACTATCAAGTCCTGAAATATATACAAAATATTCAGAATCAAATCTTCGATATGTTGCATGTTCTGTTCCATTTGCTAAAGAAGCATATGATTCTTCAGGTAACAGATTCCATGAATCATGTGTAAAATAACAATCTCCATTAAATCCAGAGTCAATAATTTCACTCATTATTCCTGCATCTGTAGAACAAATTATATCTGGTTTAAAATCACGATAACACGCATTACACCCGATGACTGTACCAGGTAATGAATATGGATCAATATTTTTTCGACTAATCCCATTACCAAGTACAAAAACATTATCATTCATACTATATCTATCTTGTCTCCGGCTCTCACACCTTATTATATCATACTATTTTCATTTGTCAACTACTATTACTATTTAGTAAGCACAAAAAAAGGGTGAACAAAAGTCCACCCTTTTTTAATTTTACGTCCTGGTCAAGGCTAAATATTGTCTTCCTTAAAAAAGGATTACATAAGGTTAGCCACGATAACGTGTCTGTAGTAACGGTTAGCGTTAGCTGTAAGTGAACCATCACCAGCGCCGTTATTATTGGCACCAGTTTCATTAGCGAAAGGATTAGAAACAAGACCGTAACGAGTCTTAAAACCAATCTTAGGCTGGAATGAATTCTCACCAACTGCACGAACCATTTGCAACGGAACGTAAGGACAGTAGAACAGTCCTGCGTCATATGCAGATGAGCCTTTGTAACCAACTGTGAAATAGTTAGTTGCGGCAGAAGGGGCGTATGGATCAACGAAAACCTTGAACCGACCATTCAAAGTTCCAACCATTGTGGAACCAGAATCATCTGGATCAAAATTATTCCCAGTAGGTTGTCCGGACAGCTGACCTGCCATTGCTAATGCGGATGCTACATCTGAAGAAGTAATGAGAACATTACCTTTTCCTCTGCGAGTATCTTTAGCAATTGCATTTGCTTCACGTTCAATCTGGAACATCAAACCTTTGAACTTCTCAACAGACCAACGTCCATTTGAATCTGTATCAAGGTCAAAAGTTCCTGCGGTTGTAGTGTTATGAGCTGCACCAGTTTTTGCGTTGGTGTAGATAGTTCTCATAACTTCGCGGTTAATTTCTGCAAGGATTTCACTTGACAGAATGTTTGACAGTTCTGTTTCAGCATCTAAACCGTGAACGGCTTTAAGATCCTGTGCCAATTCCATTGTGTACTCAGCTTTGAGTGCACGGGACTTAGCAGTAACAGTTACTTTGTCAATTGCGAATGCCATTTCGGATACGGTTACATCAGCTTCTTGCGTTGCTGTTGCGGTACCAGTACCAGTAGTCATATTAGCATCTGCGGGGTTGCTGTTAGCAGAATGTGTTCCGCTACCAGAAAAGGCTGTGTTGGCTTCAACAGAGTCTGCTGCTTCTGCACCGGCCTGAGATGTGATGTGAGACTTCATTGCGAAGATCAGTCCAGTAGGACCAGTCATCGGTTGAACTCCACAAACATCATAGGCGATGAGATTAGGCATAGCTCTACGAACCAACGAAATTAAAACAGGATCAACGGTATCAATATTACCGCCGGTCTGGTTAGCATGAGCCGCTTCTTGGATATTTCCAAACATTCCACTATCTTGAGTGGCTTGCTCCCGCATAGCTTTCTCTTGGTTTTCCAAAAGAACTGCCGTTACGGCCTTCCGATAATTATCTTTAATCGGAGGGAGGTCTTCATGCATAAGAACCGGACCCCATTTTTTCTGAAGGTCTTCAGCTAGGTACATTTTTTTCTCCTATAGGTTTATAAATTAAGAATTATAGCGTTTTATCGCCGATGTATAATGTTTCATAGACTCATCAAGTCTAATTTCCTGTTTTTCATCAGAAACTTCAATTGTTTCATCCGTTTCTGTGATCTCTGAAGTAACTGCATCAGATTTAGGAAAATAACTTTCTTTAAGTACATTCAATTTTTCAATGTATTGTTCCGTGTTCTCAAATTCAATACCTTCAGCCAATTTGGAGATTTTCTCCGAATCAGTATCAGCTAAATCTTTAGTTGCTAATTTAAGGGCATCATCTTTTTTGAACTGGGCCAATTCTTTTTGGAGTTCTACTCCACGATTAATCTCTTCATCTAAAGAGGTTTCAAGGTCTTCAACTTTTGTGAATAAGTCGTCAACCATATCAACTTTCTCTTCAGGAAGATCAATGTAATGTTCTGTGAAGAGAGTTTTGAGTCCAGACATGAAATCTTCAACCAATTCGGAACGAATTCCTCTTTCGATTGCCAATTCATTTTCTTTCATCCACTCTTCAACAACATAAGTGAGATAACCGTCAACTTTTTCTGTAAGTTCTTTTTGGAACTCTTGAGATCCAGCTTCTTGTTCTTTTGCTTGTTGTTCCATACGGGTGTTGATTTCATCAACGACTTTGGCATGAACAGCAGCTTCAAAGATAGTCGTAGCTTTTGCCTTAAAGTCATCAGAAAGACCATCTTCACCTTTTGTTAAGGCATCGATATCATCTTGAACATTAATTGGTCCAATATCTTCTGTAGTAACTGCAGCTTGAGTACGGGTTTCTTCTTTGACTTGTTTCATAGAAGTTGAGGCCATGATTTGCTCATATTTACCTGCGAGGTCAGACTTCAACATTTTATTAACTTCATCATAGATGTTTTTCAACATTTGATTTTTAGTTGAAGGAATTACAGATTCTTTTTTTGCTTTTTTAGATTCTGCAGGAACTTCTTCCTCTTCCTCTTCATCATCCTCTTCACCTTCTTCTTTTTTAACGGAAGCTTTGCTTTCTTCTACTTCCTCTTCATCATCTTCTTCTTCATCATCTTCTTGTTCTTTTTTCACAGAAGCTTTAGTAGATTTACCTTCTTCTACTTCTTCTTCATCATCCTCTTCTTCTCCGTCTGAAGAATCTTGTTCAGCAGCAGCTTTCCGCTTTTCAGCTAGTTCTTCTTCTGTCATTTCTTCAGACTCTTTGGTCAAAATTTCTTCAGACATTTAAATCTCCTAATTTGTTCTAATTTAAGTGTTTTTACTTAGTGTATTATTTAGTAAATTTATAAACTTAACATAAACGTTTCGAATGCATCTATCTGTGTTTTTTCTAGATTTTTTCGAGAAAGTTTAATTTGTTTTTCGATTCGGGCAACATGGCGTTCATCTAGAATACCGTTATCCCATATCCATTCTTTTCCTTCCATAATACCATTGACAAAAGCCGCTGGTGCAGAAGGATCGGCGACAATATCAGCAGCAGTTGCAAGATAAAAATCATCTTGTACGTGACTGCAATTGCGACCTACAGGCTTTAAGGAGCCCATTCCTCTGGATGAGACACCCAAACGGGCACCCTCATCGATAAGGTTCTTTACAATTTTACCATAAGGGGTGTCCAGTATTTTTGCTCGACCTCTAAAATCATTTCCATCTTCTTTTAACTCTGTAATCATGTGGGAAACTCTTTCAAGATTGACAGTTGGACCCTCTGGGTGTCCTAATTCGCCAAAAGCTCTGTTTTGTTTGATATAATTTTGTTCATATCTCTTAGCTTCTTTAGTTAATATATGTTTTGGATATAATCGTCCATTGCGATTCTTCACATCGGCTTGCATGAATATACCTTCAATGAAGTAATTCTTCCCTTTTCCAGCACCTTCACATATAAATTCTACATCTTCTAATTGTTCGCATATAAGTCTCATAGTTCTCCTATTATGTGAAGTTACCCAATTTAAAATCAACTGGGAATCCTAATCTTGCATTTTGTTCGTATTGTGGAACATCATATCCGGGTGCCTGTTTCTTGCATTCCATTATGATTGTATATGAATCGCCTGATGCATGTCCGGTTGTGGAAAATTGAATATCTCCTAAAACATTACCTGAATCACCCGTTGCATTTATTCCAATTCCTGGCCATTCATTTCCTGGCATTGACCAACTTCCATTACCACTTAATTCTGCAATAGTCGTTTCTGTAGTAGATCCATCCCATTGAATATCAACTGTCAAACCGTTTGTTATCCACATTATCTTAGTAACTAAAAGATTGTAATCTAACTCTATTAAGGCTCCACTATTAGCAGCAGTTTCTGTATGTACTCCTGTTACACTACCAACAACCTTATCGCCATTTGAATAAGCTGTAGAAGCCGCGGCAGCTTTTTTATTTGTATAATCCCATCCAACAACTGTTACTGTGGATGCTCCTGCTGTAAAATCTGTAACAATAAAAAATTCAGATCCATCTGCAACTGCAGTATGAGCTGCGGCTGTTGAAATAACTTCTCCGACTTTAAAATTTTCTGTAGCTGCACCAGACAAAGTAAGTGTATGTTTTGCCCAAGTAAGTGTCGATACATCTATCTTTTTAACATCCGATTCATCTGCATCAGAAAAAAATTTAGTAATGTATTTTTTTTCGTTATTTAATAGTATTTGTGTTTCAGCTGCCATCTGTTACTTCCTCTTGACTTTCCGGCTCTTTCGAGTCTGTATTCTGTTTAGTTAAAAAAGTTTGTGCAAAATCTTTTTTCTTGCTCTCTAATGATACCATCACTTTTTGTTGAAGTACATCACCTATTGCGGTTTTTACTCCTGCGGCATCATCTGTTGAAGATAATGCTACGATATCACCAATTGTAGTTTCATTAGACATAAATTTCCTTTATTATTAAATATCTCTTATATTTATACTATTTATAAATTTTACCCACTAATCACTTTTAGATCAGGTTTATTTGCTGACGGATCAAATTCCCATTGTTGGTCTTCTGATTCTCCTCCACCGGCTTCTGCTTTTTCTTTCTCCATCTGATCTTTCATATCATCGATTTCTTCTTGAGTCAATTTAAGAACTTTTTTATTGATATATTCTTGAGAGAAAAATTTACCAACAACGGCATCTCTATATCCCATATCATTTACCAACATTCCTAATCGTTCTCTCATCATTGTTGCTTGTTGTAGTTCCGCAAAATGTGAATCAGATTGCCATTCATATATTATAGAATCTTTTATAACTGACCAATCTTGAGATGAAACAATTCCTTTAAGTAATAATTGTTTCTCTATGAGATCATTGAACAAAATATTAAATCTAGCCCGTAATCTTTCAATGAAACGAGTAAATTTAACTTCATCTCTAGAAATTTCTTCTGCTCTACCCAATATAAAGCCTGAATCTTGTTCTAACCGTGAAGGGGGAACATTGAGTGCTTTGTATAGTTTTGTTTTGAAGTAATCAACATCAGCCAATTCACCAAGATTCTCCCCTCCCGGCAACGTTGAAATTTCTGTACCTCTACCACCTTCTCTTCGTGGAAGCCAGTAATCCTCTAACATACTCATGTGCTTACGTTCATCTTTGATCTCACCAGTATTGGAATCATATACCAATTTATTCTTGTATTTATTCATGATATCACGTAGATACTGTTCTGCTTTGATCTTGGGTAAGTTACCAACATCAATATAGAAAATTCTACGTTCAGGAGCACGTGAGATACGATAGATGACCACCGCATCTTCTAACATTCTGAGTTGATTTAAGGGTTTGATTGCTTTGTGTAGATGACTTAAAACTAATTTTCTATCAGGATCTAATACTCCAGAATGAACATAAGAGATAGAATCATCAGCAATTTGAATTGTCATTCCT